GGTATCACCACGGTTGCCCACATAGCGGCTGTTGAGTTTGCCAAACAGGAACGCCCCACCATCATCGCCGCTCTAGGCGATATGTTCGATGGAGCCACAGTCTCCAGGCACCCACCCTTGGGATGGGAGAATCGACCAAGGGTCATTGACGAGTTGGATGCCTGTCGGGAACGGATGAGCGAGTTCGAGAGAGCCTCACCCGAATCCCTGAAGGTGTGGCATGTGGGTAACCATGATGCCAGATTCGATCGAACCCTAGCCCTGAACACTTATCAGTATGAGGGGCTAGAAGGGTTCTCAATATCAGACTACTTCAAGCAGTGGAAGTTCACCTACATGAGCAAGGTGAATAACCAACTGGGTATGCGACACCGGCCTGTCAATGGTGGCGTCCACTCTGGTTATAACTCTGCACTTAAATACGGCCTGAGTTATGCCCATGGCCACCTTCACCAGTTGAAGGTCACCCCTGTAGACAATGCGAATGGTCGCATCTGGGGTATCGACTGCGGCCACTTGGCTGATCCTGATGGCCCTCAGTTCGCCTACCGAGAAGGTCTTACTATCGGCGCTTGCTCGGGCTTTGCCCTACTGTCTTTCTACAAGGGGCAGATGGTGGATGCCGAGATCTGCCATGTAAACAACCTCGGTGCTTTCTTCAGAGGTCAGATGGTCGTTTCGAGGACTTTCGTTCCCGACGACGTTGCCGCTGAAAACAGTGAGAGCAAAGCAAAGAAGCCTTCCGGTTCCCGGAAACCTCGCAGCGGCAAAGGACGCACCTAACAGTTTCTTTCTCAGGCAGTCCATGGATCGCCCGAAAGTCTAGTACCTCGGGCGGTTCATCCCCTGCCGGCGAGATCTTCGAAAAGCTGTTCAAGCTCAGCTTCCCTTTTCTTGTTTTTCCAAACTGTCTCTTCCATTTCTTCAATAGCTCTCGCCGCTGCATGAGCTAACTCCCCTATAGCGATATACCGATCCTCTGTTTTCCATGATACCCCCGCCCATAAAAAACCCCACCCCGCAGGCGGGTGGGGAATCAACCATCTAAGGAGAACTATCACTATACCAAATCAATCTCAAAACGGAAGCGGATCATCCGGATCTTCAGCTTGGGTAGGCGGGGGGTTTGCCTTGTACCCAGATGATCCACCACCGTTGAATTCCTTCTTCGGCTTGGCCTCTACCGGCTCATACTTGATGTAGTGGTAGGGGTTGCCAGCCTTGCTCACGCGATTCCAGATAGCAACCTTCAACGCTGGCTCCTTGCCTTCCTTCAGGAGGCTGACCAACTGCTTGAGGGTTTCCTTGTTGACCACAAACTCGCCAGTGATGTCCGGCTTATTCGGAGCATCCTTGTACTTGTTCGGGTAGATCTGGCCGTCGCCACTAATTCTCTGTTCCATACTTTCCTCACTTTACCTTCGTTGCATACATCTTGAACTTCTTAACGAGATCGTCGTAGCCGGTTACCCCGTCTGCGTCTGTGATCTCTCTAAGATCCGAGAACCAAGGCTCCAACTTACGGAAGAATCCGTTGAGTTCGACCTTGGCCTTGAACTTCGCTACATGCTTCTCGATTGCCTCCAGGAACGCTTGGTGTTCCTCTGGCGTCTTCACTCGATTCGGCGCTACAAACTCCTCCTCTTCAGGCAGGTCAGATCCCGCGAAGATGTAGAGTCCGAGGCCGAACAACGCAAAGCACTTCACGAGGCAGCGCATCTTGGTGTCCGAGATAGCGCGATCAGGGTAGTAGAGGACATCCCTGTCCATACCGTCTACATCCCTGAAGGTTGACCAAATGATCTGCATATCGGGGAAGTGATCCATCATGGTCTGGTATGCCCAAGCCCACGAAAGATAGGTCAAGTGACCTTTCTTCTCTGTGTGATCATTCACATTCAGCTTACTGAGCGTCTGCCAAATCTGTTTGGCATTACTGGATTCTGTATTACTCACGCCTTCTCCTCCTTCATTGCTTGCCATTGAGAGCAGAACGGTGCGACCTGACACCAGTTACCTTCGCACCGAATGTTCTTGCCCCTGCGCAGCCAACGATCTTCGTCTGTGCATTCAGGCAGTTCGCCTTTCATGGCTGCCTGATGCATCGCCACTCGCTGCTGCACAAAGTCGGTCTGCTTGATGAAGCCCCATATGGGGATCTCCAAGCACACCACAGGGGACTGAGGGTAGTCAAACTTTTTGTCTGCATCGCTACGCCTCCAGTCACGCAGGATCGCCATGATGCGCAGTCGCTCGACCTCATAGCCATGCTTGCGCCATAGCCAAGTGTAGAGATTCAACTGCTGTTCCCACTCAGGCTTGTCTGATCCAACCGCATACACGCTGGTGCATTTGTAGTCGGTCAGCATCTTCTCCTTGAGCGACATCGTGTCGGTCTGCCCACTGATCCGCCAGCCATCGATCTCAGCATAGAGTCGACGCTCTGGGATTAGGTTCTCATCGTCAGCGTTGGCATTCTCCAAAGCCAAATGCACTGCCTTTCCGAGCAGCTTGAACACCTCGTCTCGGTAGTCCACCGAGATATCAGCATCATGCTGTTCCGCTAGAGCAACAATCCTAGGCGACTTGATCAACTGCGTAACGGATAGCGTTACGCCTTCGCCTTTGGTGTACGGGTCGTTCTGAACTGCCCGTATGACCTCGATAGGTACGTTGTGTTTGTTTGTGTACTGCATCACTTCACTCGATAAACTAAAAAGCTCTTGATCAGCCAGATCACCCGGTACTTCTCGCCCTTGCGATTGGCTAGATCTTTCTTGATGGCGCGGTAGGTAGCCTGTGTGCCAGCCTTACCTTGCGCGGTGGACTCGACAATGAATCCATTGCCGACATCAACACTAGGCAGTTTCAGCTTGACCACTGCCTTCATCTCCACGTTGGCCTTTTTCTTCTTGAACTTCATTTCCTTGATCACCATCTACCCACTCCTGAATGCTGAGCATTTCGTCCATCGTTATTGCGGTGTTCATTAAAAAATCTAGCCCGCCATCTCTAACTGCATCGTAGTAAAACGTGATGGCGGCAATCTCCCTAAACTGGTCATCGACCTTGTGCATCCTGACCAGCTGCCTGTCCACCATGAAGGTGAGGCCAAAGCCTGTCAAGTTCTCTCGGGTAGCCGCATGCACGAAGGCAATGGCTATCTCTTGCAGATCTTCGGGGATAGGGGATCGAAACCCCTCAGGATTTCCTTGTCGCATGTCTTTACTCCAAGTATGATCTTTGTTATGGAAACGGATATTAGCGAGAAATAAATTGCAAGTCAAGAATTTTTGGGAAGGCGTCATCCACGGCGAGGCCGCAAGCAAAGCGAACTCCCGCCGGTTTGTCAACTTCGGGGGCAAGCCTAGGTTCATCAAGAGCCAGAAAGCCCTGAGTTATGGCGAGGCTTTCAAGTTACAAGTGCCTGAGCTAGAAGAAAAACTTGAAGGAGATCTTTTCTTCGGCGCTAAAATTTATTACGCTTCACGCAGACCTGACCTCGATGAGTCACTGATCCTAGATCTACTTCAGGGTCGTGTCTATACCAATGACAGGCAAGTCAAATGCAGATTTGTGCTATGGGGGCTTGACAAAGACGACCCTCGTGCAGAAATCTTCATCTGCTCCATGTCGGACTTCAAGGCTCAGTTCAAGGACAAACTCGGTGTTTTTTGGAACGATGAAGATTGCTAAGCGGGTGGTGTTTCAGGCTATCGAGGACGCCACCGATCTGGATGCAGACATCAGGCAGGATGCCCTGCGCTGGATCGGCAGTCAGGACTTCATCGAGGCTTGCTCCGAGGCTGGACTGGACTCTGTGCAGCTGAAGAAGTTTGTTGCCCAGATCATGAAACTGCCTGTAGGGATTCGACGAAAACAAGTTCAGTCCCTACTAGATAGATATATATAACTAGTTATATATATAACTAGATATATATAACAGTAAGTACATAGGAGATATATATACAGATATAGTTAAGAAAATAACTAAGAAATAATACATAGTAAGAATTTATATCTAGCATCGGAGGAAGACGCATGCTAAGTATGACGAACGACGACGATGTGATTGGACGGGCAGTCCAACACCTCGACAACGGGCAGCACAAGGTCGAATGTCCTAGCTGCCAACACACCAGAACTAAGCACCGCCACGACAGACCTTTGTCGGTCTACGTGGATGGCCAATCTATTCGATGGACTTGCTGGCATTGCGGGGTTGAAGGCGGCATGGACAGATTTCAAAGCAACGTGACACCGATCAGACAGGTACAGGCAGTCAAGGCTCCCAAGCCCGAGATCGTCCTGGCTGATCTCAACGAGACGGACAAAGAGCAGGGCGTTCGCTACCTGAAGGAGCGAGGCATTCCTGCTGCTATCTCCGAGGAGTACTGCGTGTTTGGCAGGTGGGGCTTTGCTTCTGTAGGCAGTCTCCCTGCTATTGGTTTCCCCTACCGCGAGAACAACAAGATCTTCGCGGTCAAGTGGCGCAGCGCTGACACTGACAAGCACTTCAGTCAGCAAGCGGTATGCACTAGCTTCTGGAACATTGATCGGGCAGTGGCGGGTAAGCCGCTGCTGATCTGTGAGGGCGAGATCGATGCCCTGTCATGGCTTGCTGCTGGCGTGGATGCCAACGTGGTGAGCGTCCCGAACGGTGCGCCGCAGCGCGTCAAGGATGGCGCCATCGATCCGCAGGATGATCGTCGCTTTGCCTATGTCTGGGAAGCGCAGGAGCTTCTCGCCAACACAGACCGCGTCTACTTCTCGCCTGACCTAGACCCTGCCGGTGAAGCCCTCATCGAGGAACTCTCTCGCAGGGTTGGCAAGGCCAAGTGCTGGCGGATCAATCTGCCATGCAAGGATGCCAATGAAACCCTCGCTCAGGCTGGCACAGACGGCCTATTGGCGGCTTTCAACTCTGCCCGACCCATCCCCATGGCTGGCCTCTACGGAGCCGACCATTACGCGCAGCGGTTCGATAATCTCTACAACGAGGGTCACACCAAAGGTGTCAGCACCGGCATCCCTGCCTTGGATCAGATCATGAACATCTCGGAGGGGATGATGACCGTGGTCACAGGGTTCCCGGGCAGTGGTAAGTCGGATCTCATCGATCAGGTCTGCCTCAATGCCGCGCAGCAGCATGGGTGGAAGACCGCCTTCTGTAGTTTCGAGAAGCCACCGCATCTGCACATGGCGCAGCTGGCTTCCAAGATCGTCGGCAAACCGTTCTTCGATGGCATGACAAAGCCTCGTATGTCTATCGAAGAGCGGGATGCCGCGCTAGGTTGGATGCTCGATCACTTCGTGTGGCTTGACTACATGGCCGGTGCGCCAGCCCACATCGAGGGCATCCTCGACTTTGCTCGTGCAGCAGTCATGCGTATGGGTGTTCGGATCTTAGTGATCGACCCGTACAACTTCATCGAGGTAGACACCAAGGATCGACTGGAAACAGACGCCATCAACGGCATGCTCACCAAGGTGCAGCAATTCGCCAAGCAATCCGGTGTGCATGTGTTCTTTGTCGCGCATCCGGCAAAGCCTATGGATCGTAGCCAGAAGGTGGTGACCGGACTCGATGTCGCTAAGTCGATGGCGTGGTTTGCCAAGGCCGATCTCGGCTTGACTGTCACTCGCACTGAGGATGGGCCTGAAGCGCATGTGTGGAAAGCACGATGGCAGTGGCTTGGCAGAATGGGTATGGCGTATTTACAATTTGATCCGGCTAGCACAAGATGGTCGGATCGGCAATATGCCGCAGTGAAACCGGATAACTTTGACTGGAACATCGACAACTAGGGATCTAGTCGCCAACGAACTCGGCTCCAATGAACTGCATCGTCGTCACACGGTGCGGTTGGAGTCCGAGGACGGGGTGTTCCTCAGAGCGAAGGTGGTCGATCAGTTGTTGGTCGACCGCCTCTATCTGCAGAAGGCTATCGACGTCGATCAGTACGACGCTGCGATGGCGTTCTACGCATTGGCTCACAAGTCTGGGATATTTCCATCATCGATTCAGATGGAGAGGGTGCAAATGTCGGTGGGGAACCGCGCACCTAGGGCGTTGGCAATCCTGTCGGCAGACCGTTACCTACAACGGAACTGCCCACCTAGCGGATACAGAGCGGTTTGGAACTCTGTCATCCGAGAACTGCCATCACCCATTATGGAATTGAGAACTGGTCTCAATACACTCAAGGTTTACTTCAATCCGACCCTGAAGCAGGGGTCTCATCGGTCGGTGCGTTCCACCACTGAGCAGGCTGAGAGCCTTTTACAGGCGGCGTGTCTTCAGGCCGCTGCTCGGTAGCGTACTTCGCTGCTAGTGTCTCCTGAATAATCTCCTTTGGTTTGGCGCCTGGCTTCTTCTTCAGGGTGTTTTTGGCAGCCTTGATGAAGCGCGGCTTCAGCGGGTAGTCGTCGATCATGTGACGAATCTGCGCTGATACTGTCCGCCCTTCGGCTGCTGCGATGGCTTTGACCTTCAGGATTGTTGCGGCATGGCAACGGAAGATCAGCATCTTGTCTTCGTTCTTCTTCTTGGGCATGTCAATCTCGGTACTTCTTAACCTTCTTGGCGATCGCTTTGGGCTGCTTCACGAACTGCTTGCCCTGTGCTTTGCCCTTGCGCTTGGCCGCTGTCGTCTTGGCATACTCCTCCGAGGACAGCGCCTTCACTGCCTTCTTCGGCAAATATCTTTCGCCAGTCTTGCTGGAGGGCTTGCCAGATTTGGTCGTCCACTCTTGCTTTGTCCATTTGCTTAAACTCTTTTGTGCTTTGGTTTTGCTGCCGGAGTAGCTGCCGCCAGCGTCTTTGTAACGCTTGCCGAGCAGCTGGGCTTTACGGGCTGACCACTGCCCTGCTTTCGTGCCAGCCACGTTCTCGCTCATGATCTGGTTCTTAAGTCGCTCACGCAGACTCGGTTTGGTGTAGGCCATGTCGATCTCCTATATGTCAATACAGATTATGCCACCCTTCGCTTGGGTTGGGTGACATCAGTTCCAGGTTCGTACACAAACTGGGAACAGGCAGCATAGAGATGTCCCTCCCATAATGTGCAATATAAAAGCCAGTCAGTTTTGCCACCTTTCTGCAGATCATATTGCACTGCCTTTGAGTAGTGGCATGCACCGCATGTGGGCTGGTATTTAGGAAGGTCTTGTTTCAACGCTCCCCTCCATACGCATGACGTCGAGCTGACTGAAATCTACGGGGTCAACCAGTTCTATCTGGTGTCCACCCATGATCTCCTCGTAGGCAGTCGACAGGGCAATCATCGTCATGCGGAAATGATCCACATCGTGCGGCGTGTGGGTTGCTAGGGCAACTCGCAGCACCCCGTTGTTCTCGTAGACATGGTTGACCATGCCCATGCAGATCGAGGCATCTCGATTGGCAGAGATGATGGCAGCACAGCATTGCGCCAGCACCTCGATCAGCCTCTCCGCAGAACGCAGACAGGCTTCTTCGTTCTTCATGATCAAGATCCTAGGCATCACGACATTGATGTCGATCTCATCTGGAATCTTGGGTTTCTTCTTTCTAGCCATTGCTTACTCCAAAAAAAAGCCCGTTGGGTTTGACGCCAACGGGCAAAGTTCACCACAACCACGGAGTGAAGACGCATGAGATGGAGTGGTGAGGCGTGAAATTTAACATAACATTGTTATGCAGAGGGGCTGTTGCCCTTCATTTTTTCCACGGCCTCGGCTGCCAGTCCCATGTAGGCAGCCCCATCTATCCAGTTATCAATGTCAGATCCGGTGCGTTCTCGACAGAGCTTGAGAACCACCATGAATAACCAGCCCTCGACCTCGGTCATCTTGTGATCAGTCAGGGCTTCGAAGGTCTTGACAATCCTTTGCATCGAGCGTTCCTGCCCGTTGTCCCTACGCTTGCCACGCTCTGCGATCATGGCCTCGGCCTGCTGCAGGATGGACTGGGCTGCCGATACCCTCGATGAAGAAGCGTTAGCCACCTTCAGCAGGTCGGATATGAGGATAGCAGCCTCTGCCATGCAGTCAGACTGCGGAGAGGCATGGTTGTTGCCAGCCCACCCATGTAGTTCATACATGAGTTCCTCTGCCTTTAGTCTCATCTCAGTGGGTATACGGGACATCTTTCTTTCTCAGGAAGGGTGGGATGTAGTCATCATCAAACGGGAACGGCTCGGGTGAGTCAATCTCAAGTCGAGTCAGCTTGGCATTGAGGGCTTGAATCCTGCCGTGCAGGGCTTTGATTTCCTGATAGATCTGCTTTTTGAGTTCGTTCTTGTTCGACATATCTAGCTAACCTCTCTCTTGCTGAAAACAAATCGGCTTGAAGTCTTCGGATCTCGTCGCTCAGGGATGTGTATTCCACATACAGGTTCTTCGCTTGCAGCCTAGCAAGCGCCTCGTTAGGTGGGATGGATGAGTGCTGGCTCCACTTCCAAGGCATCCGACTCATCTCCTCCTGCCAACTGCCAGGCGGTGACTTGTCATCAATCATGTCTGCGTCCTCTCTCTAGTAAATTGATAGGGTCATGCAACTGATCTTGGGTGGCAGCGAACCCCTCCCCATGCCCTAGGTTAGTCAACCTTTTGGCATCGAGCAATTCGGTCGATGTCAAGAAGCCGGCACACCGGTACTTGGGGAACTTGCCCACCATCAGGACAAACAGATCCACCTGCGTGGCATCTTTCCATTTGACTGCCAATAGCCTGCCGCTCTCATAGGTGGTGGACTTGACATCCACTGACCTGCCGTCTCGAAGGTAGCAGTCCTCGGCCTTGGTGTGGTCTAGGTCTAGGTCAGGGTAGACATTGGCGAGTTTGCAGAAGGCGATCTCGGCAGCGATACCCTCCAGATCGGTGAGTTCGTTGGACTGATCCCCTATCTTCCGATTAGGCAGACCTTTCTCTCTGGCGCTGTCATACCGCTGCTTAGCTAAGTACTTAGCTAACCTCTGCTCTGCTTCGCTCAATGTTATATGCATGATCTACTTTCCACCCCTCGCCCGAATTTGTTTAGCCGCTGCTTTGGCTTGATTGATGGCTAGCGCAGGGATTTTGTCGCAGATTTTCGCACACGCCTCCCGCTCGGCGGCGGCAACAAGGGCGGCAAATTTCCATTGATATTCCATCAAATCCCATGGCGTTTTTAATCCGACTTCGTGAGCCATTCTAAAAATGTCATCGCGGGTCATCGCGGTTGCTCCTGTTTAACTAATTCAATCTCAGTCCATGCTGCCAGATGCATTACATTCCCATCATCATCTGTGCAATAGGAATACATGCCATCGATGTGGTGGAAATTTAATTCCATGTCACTCGATAGCGTGTCGCCTAGCAATCTGATGCGACTGTTTCTTGGAACGTCATAGAGTTTCATAACTGCCCCTTCACGATCGGCTCGTAGTCCTTACGCACCACGATGTAGGCCAGCGGC